AAGAGGCCGGAGGTTTCCGGCGCGGGGACCGAGCCCGAGTCCATCTTGGAGGCTGATTTCAATCAATGGGCAATTGATTACAGAGGGCCACGTTTCAACTTCCTTCATTGCGACTTCCCGTATGGGATCGATGCGAACAAGTTCAACCAAGGATCAGCTACGCTCCACGGAGGATACTCCGACACTGAGGAAGATTATTGGCGACTCCTTAGCACACTAGCTCGGAACATCGACACGATCTGCACTGAAAGTGCGCACATCATGTTCTGGTTTTCCATGCACTACTACCACGACACGCTCCGATTCTTCGAGCAACACACAGACTTCCGGATCGACCCCTTCCCTCTAATATGGGTGAAAAGCGATAATGTCGGAATCCTCCCAGACCCCGAGCGGGGGCCGCGCCGCATCTATGAGACGTGTCTCTTTGGATCGCGAGGCGATCGTCGTGTAGTTCGCTCAACCTCGAACGCCGTCTTCAGCCCAAGTCAGCGCGATGAGCACATGAGTATCAAACCAAAAGAAATGCTCATGAAGTTTTTTCAAATGTTTGTAGATGCGAATACTATAATGCTTGATCCAACTTGTGGGTCAGGTGGTGCACTCCAAGCTGCTGAGGAAATGGGTGCAAGTCATGTAATTGGACTTGAACGAAATGAAGAATTTGTAGCAAGAGCTACAGCATCATTAAGGAAATCAAGAGATGCAAGAACACAATCTTTGGTGGCTCGCAGGGCTGTTTGAAGGTGAAGGATGGTTTGGTCTTCATAAACAACGAAGTAACTACACTGGAAAAGAAATTGTCAATCCAGCTGTCTCGATTAAAATGGTTGATCGAGATATCATCGAACGAGTTCATGTAATTATGGGGCACGGTTCTTTAGCTTCAGTTGTAATTCCATCTGGAAAAACAGCCTATATTTATCGAACCTCTGGTAAAAACGCTGTTGAATTTATGAAACGACTTCAACCATTAATGGGAGATCGACGAGCCCATAAAATTGGTGAGGTTCTTGAGGCTTGGAGAATCAAGAATGAAAATCGCACAAGTAGTCTTGACAAAGACAAAGTCGGGAAAGTGGAAGATAGCGGTCATGAGTTTGCAGCAGACTGAGGTCGTCGATATTTTCACGACCGAGGGTGCAGTCGTTCACGCACTCCGTCGTACCATGTATGACTACGAGTGGGAGCAACTTTCCCTTGACGTGTAAGATCGCAATCGTCGGCGAAGCCTGGGGCGAAGAAGAGGAACGCCAGCGCGCGCCCTTCGTCGGCGCATCCGGCTGGCACCTAACCCAAATGCTCGACGAGGCCGGTATTCACCGCGCCGACTGTTTCCTCACTAACTGTTTCAACTTGCGCCCGCCAGGAGGCAATGATGTCGCCAACCTCTGCACAGATAAAGCTAACGGTGTCGGTGCACTTGGACCTGTTACGCTCGGAAAGTATCTCGATCCTAAATATTTGCCAGAGCTTGATCGACTCGCAGGAGAAATCAACGAGCTTAAGCCCAACATTGTCATCGCTCTTGGAAACACTGCTTCGTGGGCCATCCTGGGTACCAGTGGTATTTCAAGAATTAGAGGTACAGTCACTAACGGCGGACGGCAGTCGTACAATAAATTCAAAGTCCTTCCCACCTTCCACCCCGCCGCAGTACTCCGAGACTGGTCTCTCCGACCAGTAACAGTCCTCGACTTGGCGAAAGCCAAACGCGAAAGCGAGTTCCCTGAAATCCGCCGCCCCGAGCGCATTGTATACGTAGAACCTGATCTTAACGACCTGGAGTGGTACTATGAAAGGTTCATCGTTAATGCACGATCTTTATCGTTCGATATTGAAACTAGCGGCGACCAAATTACTTGCATCGGGTTTGGACCAGACAAAACAACAGCTCTTTGTATCCCATTTAGAGACAATCGACAAACTACTGGACCACGCATGGGTTGTTACTGGGCCACCCACGAAGCTGAGGTATTGGCGTGGGGATTTGTGCGTCGAGTTCTCGGCCTCCCAATGCCCAAATACGGGCAAAATACTCTTTACGACATTAATTTCCTCTGGACTCGCTACGGAATGTTCCCAGTGAATTATGAAGATGACACAATGCTGTTGCACCACGCGTTGCATCCGGAGTCGTTGAAGGGATTGGGGTTCCTCGGCTCCGTCTATACAAATGAGTCTTCGTGGAAATTGCTGAACCGGCGCGACCCTACGGTCAAGAGGGAAAAATGAGTTTCTTTATCAAATCAGCTGAAAAACCTCTATTCATCCACAGCGACATTGACTCCGCTGGAATGTCGGTAGCACTGATGGATATAATCTACGCTGACAAATTCGATAATCGTAAGGATGCTGAAGCATTCATGAAACGCTGCATCGATAGATATCCGGCACAAAAACTCGAGATCGTCGAACATGATTCTTGAGATCACCCAACTCATCTGGCTTCAAACCCCGAAGGGCCAGGGCATCGCCAAGTTCCTGATCGACCACGGGCCGGAGTCTGACTTGATGTGGGTCTGTTTCATCCACGAGACTAAAGAAGTCTGGACCTTCTCCAACTTCGACGTGCGCGTTGAGACCAACGTAACCCTGGGCCGCAAATGAGAGTCATCGTCGAGTCACCCTTCGCCGGAGGCTTTGCCAATGTTAAATACTCTCGTGAGTGCTTGCGTGATTGTCTTGATCGCGGTGAGTCTCCTTTTGCTTCACATCTACTCTACACACAAAAAGGAATCTTGGATGACAAGATTTCAGACGAAAGAAGGCGCGGCATTGCAGCGGCGAATGGATGGCTTGAAGTTGCTGATCACGTTGCTGTATATATGGACCTGGGGGTTACTCGCGGTATGCTTATTGGCGTGGTCAAAGCTGCCAAGTTGAACAAGCCGATCCATCTCCGCTGGCTCCGCGACAACAAGCCGGAAGAAATCCTCGATGAAAGCCATTAAGACCCACGAGCTAACGCCCGAAACCGTCGCCGGGATGGACGACGAGACGAAGTACTGGGTGTATAACGCCCTCGACTGTTGCCTCACCGCGGAGATTCTCGATGTCATCAAACCACAGTTGGATAATGTTAGCCGCTCCACATACGAATTTTCCAAGTCTTTACAGGCTCCGGTGCTCGAGATGCGGATGCGAGGCATACGGGTTGATGACCAATGGAGGAATAAAACTATCAATTCCTATACAGCCGATCTCCGTCAGATCGAGTCTCAACTCAATCGTATCTTGGATGAAGGAATTGGTTTCACGATTAACTGGAACTCGCCCGCGCAGCTGAAGCGGTTGCTCTACGAAGTCCTCGGCCTGCCTGTGCAAAAGAAGCGGAACAACAAAGGCCTCTACACCGCCACCGCGGACCGCGACGCTCTCGAGAAACTGGAGTCCTATTTCAATGCGCAACCCATCATCAGTCACATACTTGCGCTTAGAGATATCTCGAAGAAGATTGGTGTCCTTAAAACGTCGATTGATCAAGATGGTCGAATGCGGACTTCCTATAACATTGCGGGAACTACAACAGGTCGATTCTCAAGTAGCCTTAGTGATTTCGGAACTGGCGGTAATCTCCAGAATCTTGAAGAACGACTCCGAAGACCTTTCGTTGCGGACCCAGGAATGAAGTTCGCCTACATCGATCTCGAACAAGCGGAGTCACGTCTTGTCGGAGCAATTGAATGGAATCTCTTCGGAGACGGACGTTACCTGGACGCGTGTGAATCTGGTGATCTTCATACGTCCGTATGTAGGCTCGCTTGGACTGAATTACCTTGGACCGGAAATCTCAAAGGAGATCGAGAGGTTGCTGACAGACCTTTCTATCGACAGCACTCGTACCGGCATATGGCAAAAGTCCTTGGACACGGAACTAACTATAACGGTAAGCCATTCACAATGGCCAAGCACACCAAGCTCGAACAAAAACTCATCGCCGAGTTCCAGCAAAAATACTTCACCGCCTTCCCCGCCCACCAGCGATGGCACGCCGCCGTCGCGAGCGAGCTTCTTCAAACCGGAAATCTTACGACTATTACCGGCCGCCGCCGCTGGTTTTTCGGTAGGCGCAACGATGATACTACTGTTCGTGAGGCAATCGCCTATGGACCTCAGGGCGCTGTGGGAGATATACTTAACCAAGGCATGCTCCGCGTTTGGCGGCTGAACATCTGCCAGTTGCTTCTCCAAATCCACGACGCCATCCTCGTCCAGTATCCTGAACACCTCGAGTCTGAAATCTTACCCGTCCTCATCGAGACCATCAAAGTTCCCATATCTCTTAACAACGGCCGTACCCTCATTATCCCTTCCGAAGCCCAGGTTGGTTGGAATTGGGCCAAGTATG